ATACCACCTGAAGCATTTTGAAACTTACTTTTTTCTAAATCCTCTCTATAATCCCTTCTAACACCTTCTATACCAGATATACCAGTTGGATCTATGTCTATCATTCTAGGATCATCCTGACCCTCTAAGAAAGCGGTGGCTAGTAAACCAAGCTCTGCTGCTTGAACTGGGTTCTTAACAATAAAATCTAAAATCTTACCAGGAGCACCACTTAATAAATCTGAAATACCACCACCTCTGCCTCCAGGTGCATTAGCCAAAGAACCCTCTACATTAGCAAGTGAAGGCGTTTTAAAAGTCTCCATCGCCCCTTGCGTAAAGGTTTTACCTGGACCAGCTGTGGCTCCTCCTAACAAGGCAGTTATTCCAATATTTCTTGCTATGTTTTCTGGTTTGTCTCCAGCAATCAAAGCTCCAATACCTTGCGCTAATGCGGGATTAAATCCAAAACCAGGGGCTAATAAACCTATTCCAATCTGTCCTACTGGACTTTTTAAAAGTTTTTTAGCGCTTTTGAATATATTTTTTAACATTACTCATCCCCTGTTGCTGCTCCACTAAATAAATTTGGTGCGATAACGTGAACATCTCTACGTATATCGTCTTCTGTCGTCTCAGTTGCAGGGTTGGCGATGTCAGCATCCACTTCTTCATGGGAGCTGTATTCATGTCCTGTTTTCGTATTTGTAACTGTGGTTTCTACTTTTGCACTATAAACGGGTATTTGTTTACCGTCTATTATGTCATAACGTAGAAGCTTTGGTTCATCTACAATTTTTGCCATAGTATAGTTTTATAGGCGAAAAGGTAGGAAATCAATAGGTTTATATCTTAAAGCCTAGATTACCAGAGATAGATATTCTATATTCATCAGAAGTATAAAAAGGGTTGACAGCATGATTTAAACTTGCAGGGAACAAAGCACATTTGCCCTCCCAACTATTGTCAACTGGCAAAGCCTCTTGATTAATTTGGCCATCTAAACCTGTATAATAAAAATTAAAAAACCCTGCTCTTTTATCTTCTTCTTTCATACCTACTAATCTAGCGTTTTCATCCTCTATTTTGTAAGGGACTTTGTGCCATATTACAAAACTATACAAACCATCGTGTCTATGAAACGGATTAAACTCATGTTTTTTTTGAAAATTAACCCAAAGATTAAATAATTCTACCTCACAAGCTTTATAATTTAATGTTGAGTGTGCTTTTTTAAAATAGTTAGGATATTTTTTTTGATGCTCAATAATCATTTGCATTAAAAAAGGAGACACTGCAGCCTTACCTTTCGGTATTGCATACTCATGTTTTAAATTACCTGCTAAATCCATATTTAATGGTTTAAGGTCTTTTTCTCTTATTACTTGATCTAAAATATCTAATATTTCTTTCGGCACGTCAGTCAATACATACATTATAGTTGTTGTTTTACCTCCAATAATGATATTTCTACCATAGCTCTTGATGCTGCGTTAGCTTGTACTTTTAGTGCATCTCCTTCTTGATAGACCATACTTGTGTTTATTGTGTTTGTGTTTGATGCAGACACATCGACTTGAAATATTTGAAAGTCAGAGGTGCCGTCATTATGATCAATATTTACAGTAACTGCAGCTGATCCATCATAGTTATGAACATTAATAGTTTTCACTATAAAAGTTGATACAGGTACTGGTGGAGTTGAAGCCACATTAGCAGTTGGCACTGTAAATACTGTTGTCAAATCTGTAGTGGTTACATTTGATATAAATCTTTTAAATACGTCAGCCATTTAAAAACCATGCTCTCCTTGTTGACTCTTCTTGTGTATCTTGAGTATAAGAACTATTTAGCTGTTGTATCAAATCCTCTAGTTGTCTAATTAACTCAGAAAACTGCTCTCTTTCGTATTCCTCTCTTGGATCTGGAAACCTAGTTAATGTTAATTTAGCCATTATCTTCTGCCGTCTGGTTGAATATCAAAACGCTGTGTTCCTAATCTCCATGCTGTTCCTGTCGTATTAGAAACTACATTTACTGTAAATTCTCTGCCTCTACCACGCAGACTTACAAAGTCTGTGTCGTCTGCAAACGTAACTGTTTTTGTGACACTTGTACTATTGTTAGGATAATTTTTAAATTCAAGTTTAGCATTAAGCGTTCCCTCTTGATCTTCTATATCAGGTATTAGTTTCGATACAAAAGCAAACTCATTACCCTCTCCTATTTGAACAACACCAGATTTTACAAAGGCTGTTATTGCTTGACCGTCTCCATTGTTACCTGTTTCATGTAGAAATATTTGCGTAGCTCCATCTGTTAATCCTGATATGGTTTCATTATTAGCAATCGTATCTTCAAAATATTCCGTTGCAAGAGGGTTGTCATAAACCTCTCGATCTGTCCAAGTGGTTCTAGATAATGTTCCTGTCCACCATGTGCCCTCAAGATAATTATAGGCTACAATAGCATTTATTTGATTAGATCCTGTTCTATTATAAAACCACATAATCTCATTAAACTCACCATTATGTCCAGCAAACGCATTTTCAGATCCGGTTTGATTTATGTTATTAAAAACAAATTGTTCAACTGTGCATGGTAATTTTTTTACAGCACCATCATATAAAAAGAAGGAGTCTTGCGACATCCAATAACTTACACCATTTATATCTACACCTGCATGACTTCCAATTATTCCACAGTTTTGTCCTAATTGTCTTAGACCAAAAGTAAAAGGTGGTCCTATAAATTGTAATGAATGTAAAGATGTGTCAGTCCAGACTAATATTTGTCCTCTAGATCTCTCTGCAGCCACGATTCGTGATCCGTCAGCAATACGCAAAGAACCTGCTGTATTTTCTGCAGTTGGTTGATAAGTGTTCCTATCCTCTTGGCTTGAGAATCTTATCAATAAATCGTCTTGTGAGGAGGTTGTTCCTATTGTTGTTTCTGTTCCCATAAATAATATATGTCTATCTGGTGTTGATACTAAACCTATTCTAGATGCAGTGGGTGCATTCGTAATAGCGGTAGCTCTAGTTGTTGGACCATCATCTGGATCCCACTCAAAAGCACCACCATTTAAAACGGTGGCTATTAAAATTTGTCCAAAATTATCTAAAGACCATTGTCTAGCCTCTAGTGTTACATTTGATACAGTTGATGGGCTACCCCAACCACCAGCGCCCCATGTATCAGTACCCCAACCAAATGCAGGAACAGAAAACTCAGGACCAATAGATATTTGATATTTCATATTACCTGTGCCACCTCCTGATGCTGTTGATCCTGAGGCCGCTGCTGTTGTAGTTACGGTGTAAGCAGATGTATTTACAACAGATGTTATTTCAAACTCTTTATTCATATCAAGTCCGTCTATAGTTGAAAAAGAATCAAAAGTTACGAAATCACCCACGGCTGCTCCATGACTGGCATCAGTTACAACTACTGTAGTCGTAGCATTAGTTGTAAAAGGATTAGTTCTAGATTGTGTCCTTCTTATAGGAGTAATATCAAATGCAGTGCCCTCCTCAACAACATATAATTTCCTATCAGTTCCTATTACATTATATCTAGTGCCATCTAGAGCCACGTAGTTATGCATATCTCTAGCTGCACCGACTAAAGTTGTTGAAATGAACTTTTCCCAACCTTTGATTTTTTGAGCTGATCCTTGAAAAAAACGCACCATATCTCCATCAGTCCACTTACCTTGTCCTGTATAGTCAGTGACTTCTTTATTAATACCTGGAGCTGGTCTAAAATTAATTAAGGGCATTACGAGAATATACTACAATTCTTTTACAGGATCATTAGAAAAATTAAAAGCAACACTAATCCTGTCATTTTCACAATTAGTAACTGTATGATACATATAAGGAGGAAATAATATTAATCTGCCTTTGATTTCATTAATTTTTTCATCTCTTATATCCTCGAAAGGCTTCGTCTTATTTTCCACTACTTCTGTCTTAGAGAAAATTAAATTTCCATTACCTGGACTGATTATAAGAATACCACAAAAATCTGCAAAGCCATGTGTGTGCATTTTTGCCGAGTCTCCTTTCTGATAAAAATTTATCCACGCTTCATTAGTGTTCCAATTGTTATATTTCCACCTTTGAGTTTCTCCTATTTTAGGCAGGACATTTTCGCAAATAAATTTAGATAAGTCTTGTAGTTCTGGATATTGTTTTAATCCACTCCAACCTGTTGTGAGTGCGTGAACGTTTAGTAATTCTCTTTTCCATTTGTCTTTATCTATTAAAACTTTTTTTTCAAGTTCATCACAAAACTTAGTATCGATCTCACAATGAAATATTACGGATGGAAACCAACTCTCTGGTTTTATTTCAATTTTCATTTTATAGTTTTTAAAGCTAAGGTTAATCTAAACGGGTGACTTGATGGTAACGCTCTATGTATTAGTTTAGCGTTAAAAAATATAGCTCTATTGTACATTGGATATATTAAATAAGACACGTTGTTATCAAGTAGAAACTCTGTTGCACCTCCTAAAGCAGGAGCCATCTCTTTATTTAATCCTATAAGAATAGTTTCATCTCCATCATCGTCATGAAAATCTCCATGTTGATTTACAGACTGACCGTTTACATAAATTCTTATTATTTCTCTCGGCACTGTTTTTTCTAACATTTTAACTTCATCTGCAAATAATTTATTTTCAATACCTTTACCATTATCTTCTTCTGTTTCTTTTAATGAGCAGTACCAAAACAAACCATCGTGTCTCTCTAAAGATTTTTGCATGTACCAAGGAGATAAACTGTTGTGTAATTTTGCAGAAATACTTTCTATTAAATTGATATCTAAAAAATTGTCTTGATATTTAATATGTTCGTTAACTACATTCATTCTTGATTTTCAGGGTCTACTTTTTTATTTATAGTGCCAGCAACATGTCCTGCATAAGCTCTATTGCCAAAATGTGTCAAAGGCTGTGTTAAGTCTGCCCATATTTCACCTCCACACTCTTGCCATAACCTTGAAAAGTAATAATCCTCTGATAAATATCTTTTTTGTCCTGCTGTCATATACGGACCTACGGCAAACAGATCATAGCAATTATCTGATCTGTAATTAACACCGTTTACTATTTGATCTGTCTCGTATTTTCTTTCAGGAAATTTTTTAAACATTGTAGTAAAAACTTCTCGTTTTACCAACATCATACCGGTAGCCGCCTCACTAACTCTAAAATAACCATATTCACCAGTTACATGATCTGGATTATCAAAGTTAATATTATATCCCAATGCCCTTGCTTCAATCTCTGCAGGTGATGAATCTGGATGCTCCTCCAAGATACCTTTAATTTTTTCTAAATGAATATGTTTTCGTGGATAAACTCCACAAACAACATCTTTCTCTGCGCAAAGAAGTCTTTCAATATTTTTGTGACTAAATCCTATATCTGCATCAATAAATAATAAATGAGTTGCCACATAATCTTTTTGGTCTAGCATCATAGATACTATTGTATTTCTAGCTCGAGTAATCAAACTTTCGTTACCCATAGATTGAAAACGTAAACCCACACCCATTTGTATGCACCATTGTTGTAATTCTAACAGGCCATGACATGTAGCCTCTGTAAGCATACCCCCATACATAGGCATACCTAAAAAAAGTTTGAAATTTTTATCTTTTAATTCTTCAGCTTTTAACAACTTTCTTCTCTACTTTCTTCTCTCCTAACATGTCTCTTTTGTCAAATTTATGTTCTGCGTATTCACCATCTTGATCAACGTAATGTAAAAAAACAGTCATAAAATGATCATGCTCACAATATTCTCTCCAATGTATCTTATCCATACCTTTAAATATTAATGCATTGTTAGGTAACATTGGAAATTTGTATTCTATTTTGTACCTATTCCAATTACCCTTATCATCATAAAACTTATAATCAGACTTATCATCCTTACTACCAATAAAAATTTCATAAGGATTATGTTGAGGATCGCATCCTAAACAAACTGCTACAGTGTATTCACAAGAACCTCTATCTGTGTGTATTGGTAGAGTAGAACCCTTATCGTAAATTCTAAAAAAAGAATATGTTGGAAATAATTTTTTACCGACATTTTGCTCAATAACAGGTGTGCTAGAGGCTAATAATGTTTCCATTAAATAGTCTCCATGTTCACTAATTAATGAGTTGGTTTGTGTGTCTAAATCAAACTTTTTAAGATTGCCATATTTAATAACACAGTAAGAATAACTTATGTCTAAAATTTGTTTAGGAAAAAAATCTTTTATAAAAATAGGCTCCATCACACCACCCACCCTATAAGAGCGTATCTAGTGCCTTTTGTTACTTTGTTAACTTGATGAGGAAACATAAAATTAGAGGGAAATATAACAGCGTCCCCTTCATTTTGAGGTATATTTAATTCTCCATTTTCTGTCTTAAAAATAAATTCTCCACCTTCGTAATCATTATTTAATGCAATAGATATTGATAGATGTCTATGAGGAGCATTATCACCAAAGTCTTTATGAAATTTATATCCTGCTTTGTGGTCGTTAGCCTCGTACTTTAAAAGATCAAGTTGTGAAATACGTTCTATATAAATACTATATTTTTTTTGATACTCTTTTACACAATGAAAAATTTTCTCTTGTGTAGCATTTAAACATATTTTTTGTCCAAATGTTTCTGCACCACAAAGTACGTCTGTTGTAAGACAGTTTCTAACATCTTTGTCTAAACCACCATAAGTTCTAGCGTCCTCATAATCTTTATCAAAATAGGATATTATTTTTTTACAAAGGACTACAGGTAGCACCTTTTTAATTTCTACGATGTAATCTCTCAATGTTAGTAGGTAATGCTATTAGCAGTCAAATAATCATTTCGTGCCGTGGTGCCAGCATTAGTTCCTGCTGTTACTGCGGCAGAGTCGTCTTCTGAGTTTGCACTAGAATCTGCATTATAAGCTGTGTTATACGCCTCTGTATATTTGTCTTCTGCCTCAGCTCTAATAACTACGTTAGTAACCCATTGAGGAATTGCAGAAATACTAAGGTTATCTCTATTGTCAACATACTCTATCTCACCAGTATTAGTGGTAGCATCCCATTGTAATGCGTGAATACTTGCGTCTATTTCTGTGTGCGACCTAAGATTAAGATACACTTTTGAATCTAGATAAACATCTGACTCGGTATTGCCTGTGCCTTTAGCAGGACCATCACCGTCTAGAGGACCATCAGAATCAAATAAAATTGTAATCCTACTATTTACTGTTGTGTTGTTTACGGTTGTTGCCATTTTTTTTCACCTTTTTATCTTTCTTAACTTTTACCTTATTATTGGCTAGTTGTCTAATCATTTCATCCTCCTCGCCCTCATCTTGTTTTTCTAAGGCTTTTTGATGATTGCCGATTGCCCCAAATAAACTAGCTACTTGTTTTATTTCTGTTCTAGTTTCTGGTTGTGCTGCTAAAATATTATTCATAACACTCTGCCCTTTTACCATTTCATTGCGAAAAGACTCTGTGGCTGCTTGCACACCAGTCATTTTTGAAGAATTTTCTACCAATAATAAGGGAATCCATGCGATTGAACACCCCCACTCTTGTACGTCTAATCCTGTTTGTGGGTGTTTACCTTGCAACATATTATACCAAAGGCATTTATGTTTTATACATTTCTTCTTAAGAAGAGGACAAGTTCCATCTGGATCAAATATAGGCATTAATCATACACTCCTACTGAAACAACTATTCTAGAGCATATTGGTATAGCTGAGTGAACCACATTTTTAGGTATAACTAGCAAATCCCCCACGTTAAGATAAAACGGGGTGAATGTTGTTTCATCATAAACATTATAAACAACTGAGCCTAAAACAGGAAACAAGAAAACGCTTTCCTCATCGGTATGATTTTCAGATAGTGCCTTTTTACTCATAGACGCAAAAACAAAAGTATTAATCTTTTTGGCTTCTTTATCCAATAAATCTTTTACAAATTTACAAAAAAACTTACCTTCATCAAAAACATCAAAATTCATCATTTTTATTCTACCATCTGATGAATAAAGATTGTTCTGTTCTTTTCTATCTAAGAAAAAAGCTAAAGTATTAAAATCAAATTTTTTTTCTAATTTAAAAAAATTACGATTACAATGAACTTTTGTTCTATCTAACTTAACGTCTTTAAATTCAGGGTTAAGAGATATTATCAACTATTAGTCTTTAGCTGCAATGATTACATTAGCGTATTTAACGTCTGCTGCTGGAACAGTAACAGATACGTCTGCTGTAGCGCTAGATAAAGATCCTGTAAATGGGTGAGAGTGTGATCCACCACCACCAGTGCTTCCTGTGCTTGTGGGGCCCGGTGAGTTACCAGAACCACGAGATGCCTGTTGAGGGTTGTTGTTTGGGTGTTGGTTAACAACAGTAAAGGTGTGTGAGTGTGATGCTAACTCAGGTGTTGAAAGAGTATGTCCTCCCACAGTACCAGACAATGAACCTGATACCGGTGCGTCAGGGTCTGCTGCAGTTTTATCAGTTGTTGCCAAGAAAGATGAGAAGTAAGCAGTAGTACCGCCTGTACCTCCACCTGAACCTGTTACGATTGACATCACGGCTTCGTTAAGTGCCGCTGTTGTATCTTGTGTCCAACCTGTTGGTGCAGACGCTTGATAAAAAACTTGTTTTGTTCCAGAAGGAAAAGCTTCAATGCCAGTAAGATTAGCACCACTACCTGTAAAAGTAGTTGCAGATACAGCTCCATTACTTCTTAAAATAATGTTACCACCTCCAGCAGTTAAATCTTTACCTGCTGCAACAGTGGTTGCTCCAATCTTATCTATAGCATTGTAAATTTTAAAATTTGAAGAACCCTCACAATAAATATGAGAGTAAGCACCTTGAGCAATAGCTAAACCATTTGCAGTGTGTCCAGTTGCTGCAATTGTTAATGTTTGAGATCCAGATGTGTTGTTAAAAAACACATAATTACTTTCTACTGCGGGTACAAAAACAGTGATATCACCTGTCAATGCTCCAGTTAACTCAATAACTTTGTTTGCCGCTTCCGCAGTTGCATCAGCATTACCTGTGGTTAATGTAATGTTTGCTGAACCAGCTACTGATTTTGCAAGATATCCTGCTGTAAATGTATCAATAACTTGTAAGTTTGTATTAGTATTATTACCCCATGTGTTGGCGTTTGCGCCAGTTGCCATAAGTTCTACTTTGAGTCTATCTGAATATGTGCTTGACATGTTTTATACCTCTTTAAAATATATGTTTTTTTTAGTACGCAATCAATGCTTTTTTAAAGCCCCTACTGCAATCTTTTTGCCCTTCATGCTTGGCTTGCCATAATGTGTTATATCACTGTTAAAAAAGACTAACTTGCCTTTTTTTGGTGTTATTTCTTCATGGTTTTCAAATACTGTATTACCATCAGAATCGTTTAAATACAAAATAAAAGAGTAATCTTCAGTTTCTTTGTGATCGTGAGCTGTTTGAGCACCTGCCTGATTATATTCTATTAGATGTATATGAAATAAGTTCAGATCTTTTTTTAGTTGAACTATTATTTTTTGAGCCACCTCTTGTGGTGTTTTATATTTTAAAATATTCTCTGTTTGAAATCCGTTAATAGTGCACGTGTTTTTACTTGTGTCTAAACCTTGATCTTTCATTATTTCTAAAGTAGATAAAAGATCATCTACTACGTCATTTGTAACTTGATATTCTTCTATGCTGCGTTTACTTCCGTCCATGTATTACTTGCTCCTGTTACTACGTTTGCCCATGGTGTGCTAAAAGTTTCTCCTAAGTCTGTAACCATGGATACACCGGTAAGATTTACTAAAGCTCCACCAGTTGCAGTTTCTGTCCCTTCTGCAAAAGTCAAGGCTACAGTTGAAAGTGTAACTATAACACCGGTGCCTGTCTCTACTGTTTCAGTGCCTAATGCAAAGCTACTTGATAAACTACCAAGTGTAACTAATGCGTCTGCTTGAGCTGTAGCAGTGCCAAGTGCAGAGGTCATTGATACACCCACAGGATCTATCTGTGTGAAAATATCAATAGTGACAGTTCCTATTGAAAAATCTAATTGATCTGAAGGAGCTATTACTCCTACATTACCCTCACCTGTTATTCCAGATGCACCAGATAAAGCTGCTCCTATTGTTAAAGCTGTCGGATTTACTAAAGCAGACGCCTCGGTAACCTCAAGTGTTCCCGCTGCTGAGGTCATTGATAGACCCGTTGCTGACACTATGACACCTGTTCCAACTGATTGAGTTGTTGTGCCTAAAGACGTGGACATAGAGAGTCCACTAACGTTGGTAATAAACTCTATATTTTCATTCCATGCAAATGAACCCCAGGTACTTCTACCCCAACCTGCATCCACAGTTCCTGATCCTGCCTCATCACCAACAGCAAAAGAAACAGATAAGCTACCTAGGACGACACCTGCGCCCTCTTCGATAGCTAAAGCTCCTGATAATTGTGTTTCAAATGAAACACCTGTAGGTGAAACAACGTGTTCAGGTTCTGCTATAGGGGTGCCTAAAGCAGCTGTAAGTGTAACTGGAGATGGGGGTACAGATACGTCAGCAGTAGCCGAAACCGTACCTAAAGCGGATGTAGTTGAGACACCAGTAAGAGTTACTGTGACTGAACTTTGTTGTCCCCAAAAGCCTTGCCCCCACGTGCCCTCATTCCAAGCATCTGCCATGGTAATGACTCCTTATATTAAGATAATCTTAATATAGCACTTGAAGCATCGTTTGTTGGGAATGCGATTGTAAATGTACCGTTTGTTGATGTTTTTACACTACCAAAATCTAAAACTGCAATAGCTGCATTTGTATTTGTTGATGATCTATTATAGATCAAAGCTGCTTGAGCAGAAATTGTTGCTGAAGTAAAGCTTACGTTTGCAAAGTCAACAAATGCTGTTGATGCTGTTGCGCTAGTTTTTGTTAATCCAATGGTTGCACTTGTCAAAGTTGCACCGCCACTTGCATATGTGCCTGAGTTACCAACTTCATTGGTAGCTGAAAATGCTGTAGTGTTTCCGTTCAAGGTTGCTGAATCTGTATAGAGAGCAAGATTGATTGTATCATTATCAATATCATGATCTCCTGCCAACAACTCCTGCTTAAAGGAAGCACAGACTGCTTGATTTATTGCCATGTTTTATGCCCTCCTTAGGCCTTTGGGTCTGCTGATGGTAAAGGTACTCTTAGCACACCATCAGTATACTCATCTCTTCGTTTACGTCCCATTTGCTCATTAGCGAAAGCTTGAAGAGCTGTCTGGAACTTCTGCGTGTATAATTGCATATCTGTTGTATTTTTCAAGTATGAATACGCTTCAGATAATACACCATACAATAAAACCTCTGGTGCGTTATTAGAAACAAAAGTCGTAGTTGTTGTGCCCGTGCTAGCAACACCGTTACCTAGTCTTTCAGGTGTTTCATCATACCAAAGTTCAACTGTGTACGCTTGATCAGGTGTAGGAGCTACAATTAATGTTGTTGAGTCCCAATTAGCCCAATACTTAGGCTCTGCTGTAAAATTAGTATCTGTGGTTGATCTTTCAACTGCAAACTCATCTATAAAAGTCGTGTCTACTTGTTCTAACCAAACTATTGTCCCATCCGATTTGTGTAATTGTAAACCTCTAGCAAATCTAAACCCGCCCTCTGGACCAGAAACATCTAGGAAAGAATTGTTAGCAATAAAAGCAGACGTTGCGTATCTTCTTTGAGCATCTGAGTCTAGTAATCGATCTATTTGATTTTCTATATTAGTTAAAAAAACATTAATAACAGAGTTTGACAATACATCGCTTGTTACTTCTGTGTAATTTCTTACATTCGTCAAAAGTTCAGTATAATTCATGATATCACCACACTTACTGTACCAACCACTGATACAAGTGTCAATTTTTGATGTGGTGTTTGAGGTAACATGCTAGATGACGTTGTCGGTGTAGAACCATCATCAGGTGAAGTGCCCTGCACTGTAGTCATAAATGCACTGTCTCCAGGATCTCCAACAAAAACAGTTACAGGCATGGGTTGGCCAAAATTATTAAATGTTGCATCATCTGGGCCTGGTGGTGAATTAGCTTTTAAAATTGCGTTTTGATTAGGTCTTGGATCTCTTAGTGCTATAGCATCTGCGGGATGATGACCTGGATCTAATTGTGGGTGCTTCGGTTCAAAACAATCTGGGCAAGTAAATAAACCATTCCATTCTTGTCTTAATTGTAAATATTTATACTGTTGTCCGCATCTATCGCAGATTGCAAGTGAACGATTACCGTTTGCAAAGGTCATGTATTACCCCACGTAAAAACTTCTAGGCACTATATTTACTGATGTTGATTGACTATCTTCTGTCAACGCTCTTTGTAACTCAGCTTCATATCTTCTTTCTAACTCCTGAGATCTTTCAGGCGCTATTTCTTGACCTAAATAGTAAGCTAAACCCGCAACGGTGCACGGTAAAAATCTAAATGGAGCGTCAGGATTGTTAGTATATTCTCCTACGTCTTCTATTCTTCCTACGTAGAAGTAGTTTATTTGTGTGTCAGTTGTATTTGGTGTTTGATATAAATTAATCTCAACATTTGATAAATTTCTTTGCACAAAATATTGACTTGGTTGACCTTGTTCAAATTTATTTGGAACATTTTCGTACTCAGATCTTGAAATCTTTGTCATGCTAGTATCTGTTGTAGTGGTACCGCTTACAGTTCTAAATACGAGCTCTAAAACATCAGACGCATCTGAGGGTGCAGTATATGTTGTAGTTCCTGCTGTTAAATTTTGTGTATGATTTTTTACTTTCCATAAGTGAATACCCCGATTACCCCACTCTGAAAACAACAAGTTTAAGTTATCTCTTGCTGCTCTCAGTTCATAACCTGTTCTCATAGACTTACCACAACGAGCGTAAGCACGTTCAATGATGCTATCAAAAGAAAGATTAAAAGTGGTGGTATTCGAGGTAGCCATATTACATCTTTGGCTTCATGCCACCGCCACGCTTTTTTACTGCGCCACGTTTTTTAGGTTTTTTCTTTACGACATTCTTTTTCTTGCCGCCTTTTTTCATGACGTTTTTCTTTTTACCGCCACCCATCATGCCCATTCCAGGCATTTTTTTTGCTCCCATCATGATGTTACTCCTTTTTTAAATAGTTTTTCATATGTTTTTTGCCTTGTTGCAACAACCTCCTCGTAGTATTCAGGAGGCCATTTTTTATAATAACCTATCTTATGTAGTTTGCAACTTGCTTCGTAAAGCTGTTTGAACTTTTGTATTAGCATCATAGAGTAAGGTATGGGATTATCATAAGTAGTTTCATCAGTGGGCTCCACTAAAAATTCTTGTTCTTCTATAGAAGCAGGGTTGTCAGGGTGAAACCCCATAAAATACACGTCACGCCTATTATACGTTTTATTATAAAAATCTATTTTTTCTTGAAATTGTTCTAGACTGTATTGATCATAATACGGGTCACAAAATATTAAAATATCATGTTGTTTTTTATTCCAATCTTTTAAAAGAGCTGTCAAATGTTTTTCATACTTAGATTTATCAGATCTAACCTCTATTCTAAGCTTTCCGTCCTTACGCCATTTTGCTGCAAAGGGACACGCTGGAAAACCTAAATGTTTATTCATTGGCTCTAAGACTTGCTTAGACCAATCTATTACATCAAGCTTTATTTTTTCTGCGTGTTTTTTTCTTGACAATTGTTTTAACGTTTGTGGGTTTTGGGCCTACATTACCTGCGGCACGTTTCCTTGAAACTGCTGATTTGATTTGTCCCTTAGTCATTGCACGAGCTTTTGCTGCAGGGACACACTTTGGATATTTTCGTTTAGCGTCTTTTTTTTGTTTGGTTCTACCACATTTAGCGAAGCTGCCATCTTTTCTTTTCGAGCTGATGTCTCTCCAATCTTGTTTGAACCACTTCGCTAATCCTTTGTGGCCAGACATATTAAACTATCTGTGATATTGCGTATACTGCAACTACTCCAACAACAACGACAATCATCTTGCCTTTCTTGTTTAAAGCGTTCCATTTACTTTTTATTGAATCTAGCATGATTACCTCCTAAGCTGCTCTTGTAAATAGTTTGGTCTTTTTTCTTCTTTTACTATCGACCATACCACAACCTGCAGCGACCATTCTAAGTCCTTTAGTACCGCCTCTTGCTTTACGATCAGCAGAAACCTGCTTACGTTGTTGAGAAATAGACATGCCTCCCATAGCACGTTTTGGACCCTTAAAGTCTTTACGCTTTACACCGCTAGGATCTTTAATTTTACCAGCGCAAATTTTAGACGCATAGGCGTTAGCATATGCTGACGGATATACTTTAAATTTTCGCTTTGCTGCGGCTTTTCCTCTAGGACATAACTTAGTCATTTTTTTCTACTTCTCCTAATACTCATCTTACCTTTTTTGAATATATTAGCAACTTGTGTTTTGCCCATAACTTTTGCACGTTGCTCACCAACAGTTAAGATTTGGATTTTCCTAGCAAATGGTTTTTTAATTTTTTTAACCTTTGCGACCGTTTTTCTCGCATCCGTGGGCGTAGCAAATTTAATACGGACAGTATCTTTAGGATTTTCATCTGTATATAATCTCCTTCCAGAGCCTTTAGGTTTTTTTCCTGTTCCTTTTTTTGGGTCTGCCATTAAGTACACCTTGTAATTTTTTTGCTTGAGCTGCATGTTTTTTTGATGCTTTACGCAAAGCACTTGCAACTTTTTTAATTTTTTTCATACCAGGCTTAGATACCTGTTGTCTCATTTGTGATCTTGATATAGCCATTAATAATCAGATGTCTTAATAAGAAACTCTTCTATCCAAGCTATCTTATCATCCATTTGTATAATTTTAGATTTTATTACAGCAATATCTTGTTGCATTTGTGCAACACTATCAGCCTTTTTTTCTACTGCATTTAGGCGTTCTGACCACATACCCCATGTCATGCCGACTGTTGCAATCAGCACAACATAAGGCAAAACTGTCTTCATCTCTATCTTAAT